CTCAAAGTCGCCAACGATGATCTCGTTGTTGAACGCTGCTTGGCAATTGCTGCGATGCCTAGTAAACGATCCATTCTCAAACCCAGCACGTTCATGCCAAGCTTGGGTTGCAACGTCATACACCCAAGATTTGTTAGCCGTTGGGAACGTCAGCACATAGAAAGCGTGGCCGTCTTGCTGGTACGTGTAGGCCACTGCGTCCGAAATAACCCCGTATTGCTGGATCTGCCATTCAACAGCGTGGGTGCTGATCCGCTGGCCGGTGTACCCGTTGGCACGGTACACGATACCTTGGCCACGGGCATCAGCGCCAAGCCAAAACAGTCCGTTGTCCAGCTTGGCAACAGAGTAGATGGCAGCGCAACCAATTTCGTTAAACGCCCCTTGTACCCGTGCCAATGGAAAATCAGGCAATCCTGCGTCGTACCAAACTTCAACAGAGTTTGAGCCAAACAGCCAAACTTCTCTGTGATCCACGATCATAGACACCAAGCCGTCAGGAGACCCCTCCGCACTGGCAAAGTCCAACGGATCAACGGCGGTACCATCCAGCAAGCTGGTGACCCATACAAGCTGGGAGTTAGGCTGAATGAATACAAAGTACCCATCCAAATACCCAACTGTCACAGCACCAGGAAAGTCCGGGTCGGTAATCTGCGAGAAGACATTGGTGTTAGCGTTATAGATGTAACTGGGGCCATTGCAAGCAATGAAAAGTTGCGTTCCGTTGTCAGACATACTGACAGGCCCAGAGCCAGATACAAAGCCAATTAACGTAGGCACATAAGCTGCATTGATCTTGTACAACTGCGCACCAGAGACGGCATACAAACTGCCGCCAAACGACCACAAGCCACGGATAGGACCAGTACCAACCGAAGCTAACGTCCTCATACCTGGAGCGCGTTGCAAGAACCCCGCCTCTTTGCCCCCTTCTGGGACAACTTCCGGGAACAAGTTGATCATGCGGTTGTCTGCCGCATTAACCGATCTTGCTACATAAGCTGATCCAAGAATGGGGGTTTTCACTTAGTAGTTACCCGCATAGACGTTGAACCGCTGCCTTGTCGCAACCAATGAATAAGGCAAACTCATAATGTCATCAGGATTGTTGACCCTCTTCAGATTGCGCTTAGACGTCATGGCAATCCGAGCCACAGTAGGCGAAGGTTCAACGCCGAACTCAGGTGCAAACTCGCAAGCCAGGTTATACCTAAAAGCCCTCAAGTAACCTGGGGGAAAGTACAGCTCCGTCGCCAACGTGACAGGTTGAGCCAACTCATTCACAGAAATGAAGTGCCATTCCAAATCCCTAGTGGGCTTTGGATAGATCGTCATCTGAATGTTTGGGTTGTCCATGTTGACAAACATCACCTGTGGATAGGTTGATGTCACCGTCTTCACAGCAATCCCGTTATATTGTTGCTGATTGATTATTTTGATGCCAAACGAAACATTGGTCGTTGGATCACGAAAATAGGTCGAATCATCGATCAACACTGGACGGTTTCCAACAAAATTTCCCGTTGGGCCAAGTGTTCTGGAGATCTGATCCGCAGGCCAAGTGAACACTTGATCCTGGGTTTTATAGATCATCAGCCTCTCAGTATTCCACGAGTCAATCATTTGATTCATGGCAAGAAGCGCGTCTTGAGACGCTTCTGCGGAAGGCGCTTCGCCTTCTGCAATTTGGCCAATCAGCCGGAGAGCACCGTTAATAATATCGCCAGCCGTTGCCATTCTTTACGCTCCTTGCGCGATCACTCGCGGGGGTCTACCTCGTCGCTTAACTTCCAGTTCATTCACGGGAGCCGCAACTTCAGACATGGAAGGCGTGTCAATAGTATACCTCACCCATCCATTACGCTCATCTGCTTCAGCTTCGATCTCAAAGCTAGCAATTTTGTTTCCGTGGATTGGATGTCTTAGAAAGATCATTGTCATCCTTAAAAACCCCACACCGTTTCCAGCGTGGGGCCTACTACATTAAGCAGCGCGATACAGCGTCCAGGTACTTTCGCCAGTCTTGCGAGCAAGATAACGAGCGGACGAGGTGACGGCAACAGTAGCACTACCAACCAAAGTCCAGCCGGTACCAGCCGAGACAGTCACAGCACCAGCGCCGGTGCCGGTGTTAATGATAATCAATTCAAAAGCCGAATCAACTTTTGCATTGCCAACAATTGCTTCAACAGCAGCAACGGTGGGCAGGGTGTAAGTGGCTGCGGTTGTACCGTTGCCACCAACCAAAATGCCACCGATGATTTGCGCCGCCGTCAGCGTGGCCGTAGCGGTAGCCGCTTCTGGTGCGCCTTGTGCAAAGAGCACAACTTCATTAACGTTGCCATCGCCGACTTGATAACCGCCGCCAATTCCTGGGAGAGCCATGATATTTTCCTTAAAAGAGTTACATAGAGGGGCCGAAGCCCCTTAAACAAGTTAGCCCCAGAGACGGCAAGCCATCGCGGGACGAATAACCTTATAGCCGTACAAAACGTCAATACGGCAAGGCATACGGTCATTGTTAATGTCGTACTGACGAACAATACGCATTGAGATACCGTTGTGAACTTGACGCGAGGCCATGTCCACACCTTGAGGCAGCAGCAAGTCAGCCGTTGCGAAGGTAATAGCATCTTTGTGATACACCAAGTTCTGAGCGTACTGAGCATTAGAGCCGCCCAAGAAGGTCAGTGCTGCGCTGGAGGCTGGGAACGAATTCACGGTGGCCAGAGCATGTGCCGAGGTGTAGATTGCAGGAGACACGCTCAGGGTGGCGGTAGTGCCAGAAGACACAGACACATCAGCAGTCACGGTGAACTGTTGCAGCGAACCGGTCGATTGACGGGTTTGTGGGTTAACAGCAAACACGCCAGCAATGGTGAACACGTCACCGACCTTGAAGGTAGGCGAGCCAACGGTAAAGCTGATTGCCAAAGAGGTGGCGCCTTGGCTGGAAACCGTGGTAGCCACGATTGGAGCCGTAGGAGTCACGCCAGTGGTGTGGTTGACAATTGACTGAGACATATTAATCTCGTCGTAGCCCAGCACGCCAGTGCCCATCATGCCGTTCTTGAATTGCTTGCTGATGGTGTCGGTAGGATTGAACAGACCCTTCATGCCTTCAACCAAGCCAGCATTTGCGGCAGGGTTGACGGTGGCATAACGGGGGCTCATACCGGCAGCGTTTTCGTTCAGCTTTTGCTGGGCTTGCAGCAGAACCAAAGAGGTGGCAGGCGTGGTGCCAGGGGTGCCAACGGAAGAATAAATTTCCTTGTAGGCGTTGGCAACGTCAGCATCAATCGAGGCAGCCAATTGGCTAACGCGAGGCTTCAGAACACGTTCTGCGAAGTCATCCAGTTGCATGGTGAGTTCGGCAGAGGTGAAATTCACACCAATGTGCTTCTGCGAGGCAACAGTTAAGGTGGTGGATTGCTCGTTGTCGTCCTGAACTTGCAGGGCGGCACCGTCCGTCACCAAAGCGCGGTCAGGCAGGCGGATACGCAAGGTAGAACCAATCTTGGCACCTTCAACAGCGAAGCTGTCATCGTACTGACGGTTTACGTTACGGGTAAGAACCAGATTGTTCTCCAGAATCTGGAGAGCCTTCCGGGTGATCATGTCAATGGTTAAGATGTTATTTGCCACGGTATATTTCCTTAGAGAGAAGTTAAATTAACGGTTTCGTGCTTCCAACCTTTTCCGCTCACGCATATTTTCAGCTTCAATCCACTGGCTGGCCGTCATGCTCTTGGTAGAGCGGGGGTCAGTAGTGTCGTAAACAGGACGACCAGTTGTACGGGCAGTAACAGGCGTAATCGGCGTTGGTGCGCTTGAAGTTTTCTTGACGGGAGGATTGTCGGCTAATTTAGCCTCAATCTTCCCAATTTCTTTAGCTTGCACGTAAGGCGTAAGTTTGGAAATACGTTCAGCTTCTTTTGGATTGGTTCCCAAGAAGTAAGCTACTTCAGGGCCAATATCCGAGGATTGAATTGCCTCAGCCATCACATTGGTGATTGGAAGGTTCGGGTTGTATGCGACTTGTTCAAAGTCGTCATACTTAGACCTAACCTCTTCTTCACGGTCGTGATAAGCACTTAGCACTTCTTGCTGTTGCCGCTGTGTTTCCCTTGCACGAAGCAGCTCTTCAGCCTTACGCATTGCCAATGCATCGGCATATGCTTCAACTGATTCAAACTGATCCGCTGGTGGAAGGTTAGCGGGGGTTTGTGGCGCTTGCGACTGTACTGCCCGCTGCGCTTGTTCCCTTTCCCACTTACGTTGCTCACGAGCGAGCCTTTTGCCAATGGCTGCATCAAGCTCTTCCTGGGTGAAGGTCTTGCTGGCTTCCGCTGGCTTTTCTTCCGGCTGAATAACTTCAGTTTCTGGGGCTGCCGTAGCTTCCAGTTCTGGCGCGGGCACTTCCGCTGAGATTTGAACTTCTTCTGTCATGGTTGAATCCTTAGATTCCCTGGTGAATCGCACCAGTACGGGGTTAGTTTACTACTTGTTTTGGTGTTTGGTGTTAGGCCGTGATCAATTCACTTCAAACGTAATTTGCCCCTGTATTGTTCTGGTATTTGTAGCATTTGCCCAAACAGCGACATCTATGGGCTGAAGATCAATTGTTGTACCTCCTGCGCCAACAGAGGCCGTGGCAATTAGTATTGCCCCATTGTTGCCTTTAACCAGAGTAGTTACTGACTTTGTTGCAACTTTGCTGTTTGGTATTCTAATGCTCAACACGTTGCCAGGAGTTCCTGAGGTTGTTGTGTTGTTGAGCTTAAATGAAACCGTCATTGTTTTATTAAGCAGCGTATACGCATATGTTTCCACGTCTGCCGAATCTACAGTCCAAGTCATCGCGCCACTGGCGGTAAAATAACTGGCGGAATACGCTGGAGATACCCAACTTCTGCCAGGATCAAAATTGCTTAAATTAACGTATGCGCCGTCAATCCACCCCATTGATGGCTCATTAGTCGTCAGGTTAATCGAGCCTGGATTTACGCCATTGTTCAAAGCAATACATCGGCTTTTGTTGCCGGTGGCACTGGCATCCGTAAACGTCCCAATTGCTGGCTCATCAACCGCCGTTGTGTAGTCCTTGCAGTAGCCCCACGCATCGCCGACGCTGACGACACGAACTGGATATTCAATCAAAATCGGGTTGTTGATCTGGTTTTGTTGCAGGGTGATCGTCGCCTCTATGATTGGATAGGCGCCGACTGGAGCAACAACCTTCAGAAACTTGGGGCGGTTTGTTCTCCAAATGCGCCCGATGCCCCACGCTTCAGACGCGCACCCTTCAATCAAAACATCTATAGCCGTGCTTGCTCTGATAAACGCGGTATCCATGACGCCGCCCCCAAACACTCGCCGAATCTGCAAGATGTTTGCAACAACGATATCGATGCCAATGTCCTCAACCTGGATGCCACCGCTTTCAATAACGCTCATTTGCCCGGCGTTGCCGGAGTTGACAACGAAACCTTTTGATCCGGCAACAGAAGACCAGATGGTAAATGTACTAAAACGGGTTCCATCATTGGCGTATGCGCCCGAAGAAATGCCGCTTGTGCCCCACTGTACGCCAATCGCACAATTCCTAATTGAGAAACGGTGAAACTCATTCTGTGAACCAGATGGGTTGTTGTCGCTATCTAGCAAAATGCCAGTGACGTTCTGGCTGTTTCCTTCAATATAAACGCCGTCTAACTCAAACAAGCGGGTATTGTAGACGCGGAAAATTGAACCTGTAGTTCCAGCCCAGTTAATGCATGACCCAGGCTTAGTGTTGACAACACCAAATAACGAACTTTCCCCGTATGCCCCAACAAGTTTGATATAGCTTTTGGCGTTGATCGTTGAAGTAACCTTATAGGTTCCAGCAGGCATGAAAACGGTCCCACCACCGGCGTTATACGCGGCATCAATTGCCGCCTGAATCGCCGCCGTATCATCCGTTACTCCGTCGCCAACGGCGCCAAAATCCTTAACCGACACACTCTCCCGTAACTTGCTTTGCACAGTGCTAACCACAGCCCCCGTACCAGCAGGCGTGTAAGAGGCCGCAGCGCCCAGATTAGCAGCACTGACCTTAACAGTAGCCCCAGACTGCACCACAGGCACCAGCTCGGTGCCTGCAAGCGGCAGAACAGCCGCCGCGAGTTGGGATATTTTCTTGTCAGCCATGTTTGCTCCGGTTTCTTTTCTTACTAAACAGCGACAACAGCATTCTGTAATGAAAGCCAGTCTGTTTCGTATTGATCTGCGTATTGTTGCAATTGGGTAGTTAGGCTACCGTTGGTTTTTACGCTTACGAGAGTCTGCCTAAAAACCAACCCTGAGAAATACACATCAACTACATAA